GGTGTTGTGAAGCCATAGCATTAAGCTCATTGAAAGGTATAGCAAGTCTATTGCTTACATATTCAGGTCTTACACTTTGGTCAAATTCATTAGTCAATTGTTACCTCCTTTTCATATTTCCAAACATAACCATATAATGTTTTTCTATTTGTACATAAAGTATTTGCTAATGATCCTTTACAACAACCTATTGTTTTTTCAATATCTATAATATTCATATCCCAAATTTTAATTAAATTATTAGTTTCATCATATTGATAAATTTTACCTTTATAATTCTTTTTTCCAATTGTTAACTTTCTTTTGTGTTCATCTGATAACAATTGTCCTTTTCTTGCTTTGCTTATTTTTTCACAAGTTTCTTTAGATCTCTTTAATCCTAAAGCACTTCCTCCTGCAATTTTTTGCATATTATAATAAGGATTTAATTCATCAAAAAATAACTGTTCAAGTTCTATTAAATGTTCTTTATCACAATTCATTAAACAATCAAATTTTAAATTATCAATTCCATACTTATTATAAACTCTTTGTAAATGTGAATTTGTATGTTTATTATTTTTTAACATATTTAAATGTTCCCATCTTCTTTTATATGGTTTAATTGCAGAACCTATATAAAATTCATTATTATGTAATGTAGTAATTTTATATATTCCTGGTACTCTATCATTAACTGGCATGGATTTTATTTTAATTTAAAAAAGGTTCTAGCATTCATTAACACTAGAACCTATACAAAAGTAATTATTATTTTATTAACAAACAAATTTTTTATTTAAAACTCATTAAATATTTTAACATTTCTGGATCTTTAGATAAAGAAGGATACATCTTAACTAGATTATCTACTCTCTTTTGATCCATTTCAGTATTTCTAACATCATTCATTTGATTAGCTGTATTAGAACCCATAGATGCTATAGCAGATTGTTTAATATTTCTAGCATTAGCTCTAATTTTAGCATTAGCTAATATTTCTTCATTAGCAATACCTGTATTAATCTTATTAGTTTCATTTAATATACCAGCATTAGCATTAGCATATTGTTGTCTAATTCTATCTTTGTTTTCAATATTTTGAGTATTTAATGCAACTCTATTAGATAAGTATGTACCAGCATTACCACCACTAGCTCCTCTAACATTATATTCAGCTCTACGTGTTTGTGCTTCAGCATCTCTTAATGCTGCTGTAGGATCTAATAAATTAGCTGTCATTCTTTCATACTTTCTAGTTTCAGTTTTATCTGCTCTAGCTAAATCATAAATATTACCTGCATTGTTAGCAGCAAAATAAGCTCCTTGTGTAGCTAAACCTTTCCAATCAAAATTCTTTGAGTTTGGATTAGTTTCTCTCATATTAATATTACTTTTAGCATTACTAGTAACTTCTTGAAATTGTTGTGGATTAACTGTATTATCATAAGCAGCACTGTTACCTGAATCATTAGTTCTATTCCAAGGTAATACAGTTGGACCGTATGATGATTGTAAACTATCATTAGATGGTTTACTTGGAGAGTTCATAGAATCATAATAACCTATAGTTCCAGGTTTATAAGAATTTGTAGCATTATGTGGAGTAATTATATTATAACTATCAGGAACCCATGTACCGTTAACCATTTTTCCACCTTCTGAATATTGTGGTAATTTTCCACCATTTCTAAAATAACCTACATTAACTTTTTTATAGTTTTCAAACTGAGTATTATAATCTCCTTTAGAAGGATCATTAATATATTCAAATTTAGGTAATTGTTTACCTACATTAACTTTAGAATTTTGTACTTGAGATCTTGTATTAAGTAAATTATTATAATTATTCATACCAATATCTGTAGTTACACCTGAATCTTTAGATAAGGCTCTTAAACCTGGTTTCATAACAGGATTACCTTGATAAGTATAATATCTAGGATCTTGTCCAATAGAAGGTGTAACAATAGAATTGTTATTTATTGTTTCTCCATTAATACCACCATTAGAATATTTTTGTATACCCCCCATTCTTTTAATATAATTTTCAATCTTTTCTTGCTTTAAAGATTCTTGCTTTTCAAACAATTCTTCAGAACTTTTATTCTTAGCTTGTTTCATTAAATTAGCAGTAAGTTTAGACATAGCACTAGCTTTTTTATCATCTAGTATTTTATCTTCTTTATGTGTCATATTAGTTTTATTTAATTGAGCAAATGTTTTACCATTATGTTTTAACTTATCACTAAATATCATAGTCCCTTTTTCTAAATTAGTTGGTATACCTCCTTGTTCATGTGAAGGACCATCAAATTGAGTTGTACTACCATCTGGATTCAAAGTATTCTCCTGTTTCTCAACTTCAGCATTAGGTTGCATATTAATACCACCATTAGGATACATTGAAGCTCGTCTAGATTTATTTAAATCTCCTACAGTTGTTTGAGGGTTATTATCATACATATTAGGAGTATAATTTTTAGTTCCAGCTTGGCTTAAATCTCCTAACGATTTAGCAAAACCGTTTGCATTAGAAGGTTGAAATTCACCAGCATTATTTGAACCTTGTCCTATACTACCTAAACCTTTAGCTGTCCACATTTCACCAATAGAAGAACCTAATTTAGCAACAGGTTGAACTTGATTAAAAGCTTTTTGCTGTTCTTCATTCATTCCAGAAGATTGATTATCTGTCCACATTTTAGAAACATTTTTTCTAATAGGGGACATTGAATCAAATGATTCATGTACCGAAGCAACTTTACCTAGGTTAGCACCATATTTAGTATCAGAATATTCATCTTGTGATATTAAATTAGGAGCCCATTCAGCTAAAACTGTATCAGCTAAGAATAAGCCAGTATTCTTAATATCTTTACCAACCATACCTAATCCACCTTTACCATATTTTGGTAAATGAGTTTTAGGAGTTTTTTTATTTGATTTCTTCATTATGAAAGTATTATATATTAATATAACGATAATTCTTATATTATGCAAGTTTTTTATAATTTATTGCATGTTATATAATGTTATATGTTATCTATCAGATATTCTGTAATTTGTTTTAAAATTGTTAACAATAAATCTATTATTAAGTGTATTAGGATAATATAAATCTACAATCATATACTTATCTCTAATCCTCTCTCCAAACAAAGTCTTAGTAAGATTAGCAGGATTAAATAAAGATACTAATGAAGGAGCTGTACTATCATAATCAAACTTGTTTCTAGGTATTTGTACATTAAAATTACGTTCTTTTCTAGTAAGAGTATTATTAGGAGAAATAGTACTTAATGTTAACCAATCTGTATTTTGCCAGTCATTATAACATCTAATCTTAGTAAATGTATCTGATTGATGATTAACATCATCTGGATAACTAGGATTAGTAGGTGAACCTGGATATATATTTAAATCATCATTCCATTCTACGTTATCTTTAATAGATTCACTATTCCAAGTAGAATTATCAAATATCTTAGTATGTAATGGATTATCATTAACTATTAATTTTAAAGTACTAGGATATTGAGTATTATAAAACAAACCATAATTACCATAATTATGAAACCATAACTTATTAGAACTATTAGTTGATATTAAATATTTATTACTATTAATATATAAATTAGGTGTAAATGAATACATACCTGTAAAAGCATCTAATATTTCAGAATAAGCTAATGTAAGATTTTCATTATTAGTAGTATCTTCAGTTAACACATTATTAAAAGTATATAAGAACTCATTATGATAATAGTCATATGTAGTTATAATACCTTTATTAATAATAGGATTATCATTCTTTAATAACTTATTATGTAATCTTTTAATTACAAAGTTTCTCTGACCTTTAACATCGGATATAGGAGTTACTGATTCACCATTAAATAAATAAATCTTCTTATGTCTAGCATCAATAAATGTAATAGCTGATTGAGATCTATAAACAGACCACTGATGTACAGTACCAGTATCTATAGCTTTATAATAATGTTTTTGAATAACATGAGCATCAGTACCATTACCTAATTTAATAGGTGTACCAGCAGAATCATTAATCATTGATACAGGATTAATTAATAACATACCAACACCTCTATCTTGTAGATAATACATATTTTCTTTAAGAGATATTAAAGCATTAATACCACCATAATTACCTTCTACATCATAAAAAGCATCAGTTAGATATACAGCCCATGAATCTAATGGTTCATTATTAAATTTAAGTTCAGACCAATAGATTCTATTAATCCATTCATCAGCATTTTGAAAATTTAGTGGTTCAGGAAAATATACTTTAGTATCATTTTCAGCATTACAATATGTATTATAAGAATATTTATCTTCATCATAACCTAAATCTGATGATATACTTCTATTTGGATGTTCACCAAGTCTTAATTCTACATTATGTGTAACTGTAGTTGGAAAGAAAAATGATGTACTAAATTGTGCAGCTCTTAATGCAAAAGGATTAGCTCCAGCTGATATGAATGTTCCAGAAGAATTATGTTGCATAACTCTAAATTCAGAACCTGTTCCATCTGCAAATTTACAAGTTTTCATCATATCATATATTGCTGTAAATATGTCACCACCAAAAACTGTTAATGTAATATTATTGTTTACATTAGTATTATTTTCATTAGTAGAAATATATTCGCTACAAGGTATATATTCATTAGTACTTCTAGCTGCATATGTTGCACCATTATATAAGTTAGGATTAGGTTTATAATATAAAGCTAATACTTTTTTAAATTCAGTATCATTAGCTCTACAACCATATGTAAAATATGTATATAAAGGAGAGTCTAATTCTAATATTGTAGTTTGTTTACCAAAACAAGGTTTATTAGTTGCTCCTACACCATTTAATGCTACATCATATCCATAATTTCTGATAGTATAACCACCTGTTAAAGAAGTTATTTCTGTATTACCATTAATATAAGTTCCTTTTAATATTTTATAATCATTACTATTAGTTGTTAAAAAATCTGTATAATTACAATATGTAGTATCATCTAACATTTTCATGATGAAGAATGGGTTTAATGGACCTGCATCATAATTAGTATTATCCAGATAAGCTACTGAATGTGAACCATCAATTCTATTAGTAGTTTGAGGAATTCTATTACCAGAACTATCATAATTTTTAATACCTGCTGTAAAGAATGCTCTATAACCAGAATCACCTCCTGCATTATAGTTTACACATTTAACTCTACTTCTTACTAAAAGTTTATCACCTACTGCAAATGAAGGTCTAAATCCAATATCAAAATCCCAACAATCAAACATTTTAATATCAGCAATGTTAATATCAGTAGGAGTATCTGTTTCAGTATTTAATGTTTCAACAGTCCATTGACTAGGATATGGTGTATAGTGTCTTTGTAATATTGGTGGAATAGGAGGAGCTGTAATTGAATATAGTGATCTATTAGAATTCCAACTTGCTGGTAAACATGTACCTGATACAGCTAAAGGATTAGTATTATCTGGAGCAAAAGGATTTATCATACCACTTCCCCAAATAGTTTTATTATTACCATCACGTTTAACTCTAACTATTTGCCAACCTCCAATAATATCTTTAACCAAATTTGTATTTACATCAAATTCAATTCCTAATACTTGTTGATATTGAGTAGAATAGTTTACAGCAAAACTCAATCTAAAATCTGGATTTATACCAGCACCTGTAAAATAAGCACTTGCTGTAGCATCTGGATGATGATTATAATCACCATAACTTGGCATTTTAATATCCCCTATCCATTTGCTAAAATAAGGATTACCTTGTTTATCAAATGCTTGAAATGCAAATCTATATATTTCTTCATGTTGAAATCCTTTTAATAAAGAAGTTCTTTCAGGTTGTTTTAAAGCTTGAAACTTATTATTCTGAGGATATTTATAATGTAAATCAACAGTTCCAGAAACTGTTCCAGTACTACGATAAGGACTTTGCGGAGTACCTAAATCATAATCATCACCTGTAGATATACTTAAATTATTATCAGATTGAATACTAAAAGTTTTAAAACTATAAGATATATTAACTCCCTCACCACCTAATTCAGGTTGAGGATTACCTACAGTACTAAGTTTTAAATAACAAGCTCTAGAATTATAATCACCTGAAGCATCATAATATTCATTAATTGTATCTTCTGTTTCTGGTAATGCTGCAGCAGATGCTAAGCTAGTATAATCATGAGTAGTACCACTATTTTTTAATTTAATTTTACCATCACTAGCAGCTCTAAAAGCTCTAGCATCAAATGATTGTAAGTTCTTTCTAGGAGCTCTAACATTACCCCAGAATAATCTATTATCTTTAGTATCACAAGTTTTAGCATGTGTGAATGTACCATTGAATAATAAAAATTCTTCTAATGTAACTTCAGTATATGTTGTAACTGTAGTATCAGAATATGTAAATGTCATATCTTCTAATAGTGTAGTAGTACCTAATGATGTAATCACTGGTACAGCACTTTCAGAATCTCTATATGTTACAATAAATTCTATTTGATCATAGTTCATATCTAACCCTGTAAGTTTCCAAGTAATTGATTTACCTGAAGCCCCTAATGAACCTTGGTAATCTTGAAAAGCATCTGATTCAGCGTTAGTAGTTAAATAAACTGGATTACTTAATTCTGAATAGTTAGTTACAGAACCTAATACTTTAGATAATCTATAACCAGCTTGAAAACAACCTGCAGGTAATCCTGGACTAGCTGTTCCAATAGAACTTAATATAGCTTGAATATATTCTACTTTAGGCATTACACTTAATTGTGTAGGATCTAAAGCCATTAATTGAGGTTGAGTACAGTTAAGTACTCTAATCTTATTATAATTATCAGACCAATAAATACGTTGTATTTCTAAACTTTCATATCTACCAGTAATAGCACTAGGTGGTATTGGATGATATTTAGTAAAATCTAAATTATTAGAATAAATTAAAGTTAAGGTATGTTGTTTAGTAATATCGTCAATATTTAATTTCCATATAGCACCACCAAATTGTAATTCATCATTAGCAGGAATTTCAGCAGAATATCCTGCTGGTCCATACGTAGGATTATCAGTAGCTGTTAATATATAAATATCATTTAATATGAATGTAGAACCTATAGGAATTATTAAATCACTAGGACATCCTGCAACATAAGGTTTTGTAGTATTTTGAGTTAAACTATTGGCGACTCCTTGATTAACAAAATATAAATTTGCTTGTGATCCGTCACTTGTAGTTGGCGTTAATACAATAGCACTAGCAACAGATGCTACTGTAGTACAATCTTGGTATACAGGTTGATTATAAATTACAATATAATTATCTTTATAAGCTACTGCAAATGTTTTATTAACTACTGTAGAACCAGTATATTGATAACAATTTTCAAAATTAGCTATAATCCAATTATATAAATCTAATCCTTTAGTATTATTATTTAAAGTACTATATGTATATGTAACACCATTAATTTCAATATCTGTAGAGTTATCTGTAGAATTAGTACCTTCAGTAACTATTAATTTAAATACAGGTTGTAAATCAGGAAATGTAATTTTACATTCATTACCTTTAATATTTACTAATGAACCATTAGAAGCCCCTAATTCTGTTAGAGGTCTAAAATTTAAAGCTTGTAAATATGAATCTTTAGAATGTATCTGTTTAGATACATCAGAATTCATACCATTACTAAATGAGTTAATTGTTTCCATTAATATTTAATTCTTCTTTCTTGTTTGTTAGTATTTTGAAAAAATCCATTATATGAATTTTGTTTTGGAATAAGT